ATAATTTTGGTCAAATTTTAGTTGCGACTGTTAAAAATAATAAAACTTTTCAATGGAATCCGAGCAGTGACTCGGCTCTGTCAACAAGAGCTACAGTCATAAGCAACGCACCGATCCAAAGTGTGATGACTGTAGTGTCTGACAGAGACAGACACCTCATACATTTAGGTACGGAAACTACGATAGGAACAAATTCTCAAGATAAAATGTTTATTCGTTTTGCAGATCAAGAAAATTTTGAAGATTACACACCTACATCAACAAATACAGCAGGCACCTTTAGAATAGATAGTGGTACAAAGATAGTTGGTGCTGTCAATGCTGGTAGTTACATTTTAATTTTGACAGATACATCTGCGTATACGATGCAGTTTGTAGGTCCTCCTTTTACTTTTGGTATACAACAAGTGGGAGCTAACTGTGGTTTAATATCACAACATGCAATAGTTGCTGTGAATGGTGTTGTGTACTGGATGGGTCGAGCAGGTGGTTTTTACATATACGATGGAACTGTGAAAAAAATAGATTGTCAAGTAGAAGATTTTGTTTTTACTACACAAGACACAGATGATTTAGGCATAAATTTTGATGCTGCAGATGTTGTGTATGCCGGATATAATTCTTTGTTTAGCGAAATAAATTGGTTTTATCCAAAAGCAGGATCTACTCAAATTGATAGAGTAGTAACTTTAAATTATAAAGAAGGTCTTTGGACTATAGGGTCACTATCTAGAACTACTTATTATGATAAAACTATATTTGATAATCCTTATGCAACAGAATACAATACAACCACAGTTCCTAACTTTCCTATTATACAAGGAGTAACAAATACAAATGGTGCAACTACTTTATATGCTCATGAGAAAGGGACCAATCAAGTTTCTGCTGATGGAACAGAAACTGCAATTATAGGCAGCATACAAAGTGGAGATTTTGAAGTAAAAGCACAAGGTGATGGCGTAGTTGCAACAGGTGAATTTTTTATGAAGATTAGAAGATTTGTTCCTGATTTTAGAGCTCTTGATGGTAATGCTAAAGTAACTTTAAATTTAAAAGATTTTCCTAGTGATACAGAAGCCAGTAGTAGTTTAGGTCCATTTACAGTATCATCTAGCACACAAAAGGTAGATACCAGAGCTAGAGCAAGAGCTATAAATTTAAAAATAGAAAATGTTACAACTAATGAAAGTTGGCGATATGGAACATTTAAAGCTGATGTTCAACAAGATGGTAGACGTTAATGTATGGACATAAAAAATATTGTAAGCATAGACAATGAAAAGATATGGAAAAGCGATCACACTTCTAATCCATACGCAATGGTTTTAAATGCTGAAAAAATTTGGAAATTTACAAAAAATGAATGGCCTGACCAATATAAATTTTATTCAGAAATGATTGAAAAAAATGCTGTTGATTTTAGATGGGGTTTGCAAAAACAAAAATCTTTTAAATTACTTACAATAAAAGAATTCTGTTATTTTAAGTCACCACCTGATATAATATATAGAGCTATAAGAAAAGAACCTGATAAAAAGAAAGGTAAACGTAAATGAAAAAAGCTAAAAGAAAAATTAATAAGGTAGTTACAGCTCTAAAAAAAGCATCTAGAACTCATGCAAAGCAAGCTAAAACATTACAAGGAGTAATAAGTGGGAGATCCAAAAAAGGGAACAGGAAAAAAGCCTAAGGGTAGTGACAGAAGATTATATACAGATGAAAACCCAAAAGACACAGTTAAAATAAAATTTGCTACACCAGCTGATGCTAGAGCTACAGTAGCAAAAGTAAAAAGATTAGCAAAATCTTTTGCTAGAAAAATACAGATCTTAACAGTAATGGAACAACGTGCTAAAGTTATGGGTAAAACGCAAGTTGTAAATATAGCAAAGGCTGGTAAAGCAGCTATAAGAAAGCAAAGGAGTAAAATTGTCTAAAATAAACACATTTATACCAGAGCCAAAACAAGAGTATAATATTGAAAATCAACGATTAATAAATTTAGCTATAACACAGATAATACAAAAACTTAATTTTAGTTATCAACAAGAAATTAAAAATGATCAACAAGCTTTTGAGTATTTTTTATCATGACCATACAATATAAAAATCAAGGTTTTAAACAAACTGATACAAGTAAAACTACAGTATTTACATGTCCTACAAACGCAACGATTATAGTCAAAAGTATTTACTGTGCAAACAATGATGCCTCATCAGCTATATTAGTAAATATGAATTTTGTTGATTCATCAGATTCTAGCACTGAGTATGAATTTTTTAGAGATGACGTAGCAGCTAAAAGTCAAGTAAATGCCTCCCCTCAAGGTATGAATTTAGAAGCAGGTGACGCTATAACTGTGCAAGCAGCAACTGGCAGCAATAAAATACAAGGCCTTATAAGTTATGCTCTAATTGATCGTTCTCAAGAAAATGGATAAAATTAGTTCTGCTATTTTTAAAATAGAAAAAGCTTTAGATAAAAAAATATGTAAAAATTTATCTGAGTTCATAAACATAAGCACTTTAAAAAAAGCAACTTTATTAAAAGATGGTAAAGAGTTTGAAGATACTACACAAAGAAATGTTTATAATTATGGTTTGAACGAAAAAAATAAACATGATTTGTTATATAAAAAAGTTATTTTTAAAACATGCAACGAAGCTATTAAAAAATATCAGAATATATTTACAAGTTTGCATCAGGAACTCAAACTTGAATCTATCAATTTATTAAAATATGAAAAGAACAATTTTTATAAAAAACATACAGATGCTTTTCACCAGGTAAATAGACAGCTATCTTTTATAATTAATTTAAATGAAGATTATAAAGGTGGTGAGCTCATATTTTATTATCCAAATGAGCAACAACTTGCATATAGCAAATTAGAATTAAAAACAGGAGACTTAGTAATGTTTCCTAGTAATTTTATGTACCCTCATTCTATACAACCTATTTTATCAGGTGTAAGGTATAGTGTAGTTTGTTGGTTTAGTTAGTGCTTGATTTTTTCTAATATTTATAGGATATTGTTTTTATGAAAACAATACAATGCACTTCTCAAGAAACTTACAGAAATAAAAAAACTAATGTAAAATATAGATCGAAAGAAGATGCTCAGCACGATGTAGATAATCCTGATACAGATACAAAACAAGAGGACATAGCCTGTGACGTTAATATAATTGTACCACCGGAGGCCTTGAAATTAATTAGTAAAACTAAAAAATGAAAATTAAATACGACAGGTTTTATTATAATCCTTTGCCAGAAGAATTAGTTATAAAAGATAGTTCTATTCATGGACATGGTATTTTTGCAAAATCTGACATACCTGAAAAATACGATTTGGGTATGAGCCATATTA